GTATAACAATTAATCAAAAAAAATAAATAAATAAAAATGGCAACAACAATTTCAATTTCAAATCAAGTATTAAGAGAGAGAGCAAAAGTAATCACTCCAACTGTATCGACTACATTATCAGAAGCAGATTCATTTCAAGAGGTAAATGTAGGAACAGATGCACTAGTATTAACACTACCAAAAATTACTGCATCTAATTTAGGTTTAACTTTTACCTTTAGAAATATCGGAGCAGATGGTAACAACATTATTACTTTGTCTCCAAATGCAACTGATGGTATCAATGGTGGATTTCCATTTGTTACTGGTTCAACTGCATCTATGAACAGAGCAAGTGGAACAGTAAACAAAGACTGGATAAATACAAAAGCTACTACTAAAGTTGGGGACTGGGTTACTATCAAAGCAGTATCTTTAACAAAATGGTACATTCAAGGTGGTCAAGGCGTTTGGGTATCAGAATCATAATCAATTAACGAAAAAAAATAAAAATTAAAATGAGAAATTTAAGAAATACAAAATTAAGTACAGTAAATTCAATCGAGTCTAGCTATGCTGGAGAATTTGCTGGAGATTACATTGCTGCTGCAATTTTATCTGCTAACACTATTGCTAATGGTGGTGTCACTGTAAGACCTAACATTAAGTACAAGGAAACTCTAAAGACTGTAACTTCTAGCAATATAATCCAAGATGCGACTTGTGATTTTGATGATACTGGAATTGTTACTTTAGCTGATAAAGTTTTGACCGTTGCAGAGAAGCAAGTAAATTTACAACTTTGCAAGACTCCATTCCAGTCTGATTGGGATGCGATTTCTATGGGATACAGTGCATTTGATGTAATGCCAAGTTCATTCTCTGACTTCTTTATTGCTAAAATTTTAAAGGATGTAGCATTGAATACCGAAAACTTTTTATGGAATACTACAAATGGATTTCCTAAATTGTTAGTTGATGATGGTGCTATCAAAGAAACTTCTGCAACAGTTGATTCAACTACTGTATTAGCACAAATGAAAGCAGTTGTTGCAAAATTACCTCAAGCACTTTATGGGAAAGAAGATTTAAGACTATTTGTATCACAGAAAGTTGCGAAAGCATATATCTCTGCTCTTGGTGGATTTGGTGCATCTGGTTTAGGTTCTAATGGTTTTGCAAATCAAGGTACAACTTGGTACACAAATGGAACTGCATTGACTTTTGAGGGTATTCAAATCTTTGTAGCAAACGGATTGAATTTAGTAGATTCTGGAAATTCTATGGTATTGACTACTATTGAAAACTTATACTTTGGTACTGGTTTATTAGACGATTATAACTTGGTAAAAGTTATAGATATGGCTGATATTGACGGTTCAAAAAATGTGAGATTTATTATGAGATGGACTCAAGGACTTCAAGTAGGATTTGGAGCTGATTCAGTAGTATTCTCTTCATTGTAATTTAAGAGGGCAGAAATGCCCTTTTTAACTATTAATTTTTAAAAAATAACAATATGGCTTGTACTTTAACAACTGGTCGGAAATTAGCGTGTAAAGATGCGGTAGGTGGCATCAAAGCAATTTACCTTGCAGAGTATGGAACTTTGGGAACTGCAACAATAGGAGCAACTGGATATGTAACTGCATTTGCAAATACTGGATATACTTTATATCAATATGATGTAAAGAGTGCATCTGGTTTAGAGCAGACAATTAACTCTAGTGATGATAATGGAACTACTTTTTATGAACAAGTATTGACTTGTGTATTGACAAAGTTAGACCCTTTGACTCAAGTAGAATTACAAAAAGTAATTGCTAACAGACCTCACGTATTTATACAAGATAATAATGGGAATTATTTGGCGGTAGGAATGACAAGAGGTACTACAACTACTGGAACAATTTCAAGCGGAGTGGCGTTGGGAGATATGAATGGCTACAATCTAACCATATCTGCACAAGAGCCATTAATGGCACAATTTGTAACTGCTTCATTAGTAACTGGTAAAATTGCTGGAGGTGCAACACCAACACAAATTACACCAGTATAGATTTAGGTCTTTGCAAAGCAAAAAAAGAGTAGTATTAGTTTGCTACTCTTTTTTTTTGCAAAATTTTAAATTTTATCGTTATACTAGTATGACAATCATAAACACAAACAGTTCACAAACCTTGAAATGTATTCCTACTTACCAAGTAGCTGGAGTATTATCTATTGTAGTAGAAAATGAAACTACAAAACAGATTTATACAGTTGCAGTAAATTCTTATGGTTATAGCAATGATATATTTTCAATAAATGTAACCTTGAATTTTTTACAAAACAATACATTTTTTACCTATAAACTTTTGATGGCTGGAGATATAATTTATAAGGACCGAGTATTCTGCACAACACAAAGCATAGATACATATTCAATCAATAATGGAGAATATCTATTACCAACAATCGACAATAATAGTTACATCACAATATGACAAAGAAATTAGAATTAAAAGTAGAAGAGAATAAAAAAACATCAATAGGTTTCGTTCAATTATCTACTTATACATCGCCAAAAATTATTGAGGTTAAGAATAAAGATTGGATTGCTTATGGTGATGACAATGATTACTATGGTTATCTTCAAGACAGAATAAATGGTAGTCCGACTAACAACGCTATTGTTAATGGTATTAGTCAAATGATATTTGGCAAAGGTCTTGACAGTACAGATAAATTAGTAAAGCCAGATGATTATGCTCAAGCTATGCTTTTATTTGATGATGATACAGTTGAAAGACTTTGTTATGACTTAAAAGCTATGGGGCAATGTGCTATTCAAGTTGTTTATAGTAGTGATAGAAGTAGAATTGTAGAATGTAATCATTTTCCAATAGAAACTTTAAGAAGTGGCAAATGTAATGAAGAGGGAGAAGTAGAATTTTATTATTATTCAGACGATTGGACACAAGTTTCTGCTAGAAATAAACCTTTGCCTATTCCAGCTTTTGAAACAAGCGAAGAGCAAGAAGAGATATTATTTATCAAACCATACAAAACTGGTTTTTATTACTACTCGCCCGTAGATTATCAAGGTGGTTTACAATACGCTGAACTCGAAGAGGAAATAAGCAACTACCATTTAAATAATGTTATGAATGGTCTTGCTCCATCTATGCTTATTAACTTTAATAATGGCAGACCTACTGAAGATGAACAAAAACAAATTGAAAGAGACATACAAGCTAAATTTTCTGGAACTTCAAATGCTGGTAGGTTTATATTATCTTTTAATGACAATAACTCTTATGGTGCTACAATAGAGCCAGTACAGTTATCTGATGCACATAACCAATATCAATTTCTTTCAGATGAAAGTATGAAAAAGATTATGGTATCACACAGAGTTATCTCACCAATGCTACTAGGAATTAAAGATAATAGTGGTTTTGGCAATAATGCTGAAGAATTACAGACTGCAACCATATTGATGGACAATACAGTAATTAGACCATCTCAAAATTTACTAATAAAGTATTTTAATAAAATTTTATCTTTTAATGATATTTCACTAAAATTATATTTTAAAACTCTTCAACCATTAGATGCAAATAATGAATTAACTGTTACTGAAAAATCAAATACAATTATTGATGGCATTAATTCACTTTCACCATTAGTTGCTAACAAGGTGCTAGAATCTATGACTGAAGATGAAATTCGTTCATTAGTTGGTTTAAAAGGAGTTATTAAAGCACAACCAGTAGAAGATATTACACAACCAGCAAACAGTGATATAGATTTATTGCAATTTAGTATTGATGAAGATTTAAGCGATTATGAATTAATTGAAAGTTCACCAGTAGACTATGACCAAGAAGCAAGTTTAGATGAGCAAATGAATAAATTAAATGCTACTTATTTAGCAAGTGCATCAACTGGAACTGCAAGAACCAAAAGTCCATCAGAACAAGACAGTCCTTTATACATTACTCGTTACAGATATGGAGGTAATGAAAATCCAGAAAGAGAATTTTGTAAAAAAATGATGAAAGCTAATAAGCTATACAGAAAAGAGGATATTGAAAATATGAGTCAGCAAGTTGTAAATCCCGGATTTGGTATGTCTCCAAACCCTAATGCACCGTATGATATATTCCTTTGGAAAGGTGGTGGCTTGTTAAGTGATGCTTTTCCAAACGGAACTTGCAAACATTTTTGGATTCGTGAAATGTATAGAAGAATAGGCAAAGGTAAGAATACACAAGCACAACCATCTACACCAGCTGATGTAAGAAGAGCTGGAGAGATAGCACCAACTAACGATAAAAGAGGTTATATTGCACCTCACGATATGAAATAATTATGGCAACTACTCTATTCATAACACCAAATGATTTAAAGCAAAATACTATCCTTAACGGGAACGTAGATACAGACCTATTTCTAAATTTTATAAAGATTGCACAACAAATGCATATCCAAAATTATCTAGGTACACAACTTTACAATGCTATCACAACTAAAATAACAAATAATACTTTAGCTGGAGATTATTTAGATTTGGTTACAGATTATATCCAACCAATGCTTATACATTATTCTTTAGTAGATTATTTACCTTTCGCAAATTACCAGATTCGTAATGGTGGAGTATTCAAACATCGTAGTGAAAATTCAGAAAGCACGACAAAAGAAGAGTTAGATTTGCTAGTTCAAAAACACCGAACTTTTGCAGATTTTTACACGCAAAGATTTGTTGATTATATGGGAATTTATGCTAGTAGTATGTTCCCAGAGTATTGGCAAAATATGAATGCTGATATGTTTCCCGATAGAAAACCGTCTCCAGTCAGTTGGGTGCTATAAATTTTATTTAAATGAATACAGAAGCTAAAATAAATAAAATCAAAAATTGTGATTTTGAAGATAAGCAAGAAAAATTGAACATAAAAAAAATATATAAAATTAAAAATTCCAACATAAAAAAATTATTGGAATTTCAAAAAAAGCAAGATTTAAAATGACTCAAGAACACATCAAAGTTATGGCAGTAAATGGTGCAACATTTGGACTATCTTTTACAAATATTGAAAATGGAATGCGAGTTTTTTTATTGATGCTTTCAATAATTTACACCGTCATAATGATATTTAAACTTTTAACAAAAAAAGACAATGCAGATAAGTAAACACCTTTCTTTTAAAGAATGTACACATTCAGCAACTGCTGATGCATTAGGAATTGTAAACAACAATCCAAATTTAGATGCTATTGAAAATATGAAACTATTAGCAGAAAAGGTATTTGAGCCAATTAGAGAGCATTTTAAGACACCAATTTATGTAGTTAGTGTATGGAGAGGAATACCTCTAAATGTTGCAGTAGGAGGTAGTTCTACAAGTCAGCATTGTGCTGGTCAAGCTATGGATATTGATATGTCTGGAAAAAAACCAAACAACAAAGAAGTTTTTGAATACATAAAAAAGAATTTAGACTTTGACCAGTTAATTTGGGAATTTGGAAATGACAAAGAGCCAGATTGGATTCACGTTTCTTACTCTAAAACTAAAAACAGAAAACAAATATTAAAAGCAAAACGAAATGAATTTAAAAAAACATATTATGAGAATTTTAAATAAAATTAAAATGTCAGATTTAGATAAAATACCAGACCCGATAAAAAATTCTTTAGACCAAGTTGCACAAGATTATGCAAGTTCTACTCACACAACTAATGCTGGATTTTTTTTAAGATTGATTTGCAAAATTATAAAGCCATCTACAATTATAAAAATGTTTGCACACAAGTTGAGCAAGTAAATTTAATTTAAGCATCAAAATCTTGCTTTTAAGCAATTAATTTTAGTTTCAAGTATATTTGTGTATTACTGATATAATTCTGTCCTTAAAACGTATATTTTGCAATTTTTAATTTTTGTAATTTTTTTTTCTTTATATACTATTATAATATAATATATATATATATAATAATATTAATTAATATAATAATATAATATATACTTTTACAAAAAAAAAATTCACTAAAAATTAAATTATGCCAAAAGAAAAAAAATGTAAAGTTTGTTTAGGTAAATTTGCTCCAGTTCAATTTGCACAAATAGTCTGCAACTACAAATGTGCAATAATTCATTCTAATAATTTAAAAGCTATAAAGCAGAAAAAAGAATGGAATGAAGAAAAAGCTATTTTAAGAGACAAATTAAAAACTTTAGGACAATATGAAGCAGAAGCAAAAACATCGTTTCAAAAGTGGGTTAGAATGCGTGACAAGACATTACCTTGCATTAGTTGTGGAGTAAAAGAAACAGAATTGTTTGATGGTGGTCATTATTTTAAAGCTGAAATATTTAGTGGACTTATATTTGATGAAAGAAACTGTCATAAGCAATGCAGAAAATGTAATAGATTTCTAAATGGAAATGAACTCCAGTACAGAAGTGGTTTAATTGAGAGATATGGAATTAGGTTTGTAGAAGAGTTAGAAAGCGAAAGCAATTCCAAAAGAGATTATAAATATACAAAAGAAGAATTAATTGCAAAAAAAATAAAATATAATATTTTGATTAAAGAATTAAAATAATATCGTATGTTTGCATTTATATGAGTTAATAATAATTATTCATTATTTTTGTTTTTAGTGAAACACGAGAGAGTGCTAGTATTTTATGATACTGGCACTTTTTTTTTTGCTTTTTTTTAATTTTTTTTTAATAAATGCTTTGTTATTAAAAATTTGTTTATATCTTTGTCTCGGATTTGATGGAAGTAATTCAATATCTGGAGGTGATGCCAATCCGTGAATGGCAGTCAATAAAGACTATAAAATTGGGTAAGTCTACTCTGGTTAGTTGCCGAAGACCTTGTGTTACCTAAATAGGGATAATGCGTGAAAGTGTATGCAGATATGTTTTCTGCACTGATGAGACACAGAATGTCGAAACACTAAAAAATAAATATTATGGAATTAAAAAAACAACATCGTGAAGCATTAATTAACGAATTAGAAAAAGCAAACGACGAAAAAATTTTAGCCGAATTAATAATTTCTAAAAAGAAAGACAACGAGTTGGATTGTTGGCACGATATGCGTTTGTTTTTGGCTTTACAAAAAATAAAATTAATTGAAGAAAGTTTAATTAACAACGAAATTGACTTTTAAAAATCAAATATTATGAAACACTTTTTACAACACCAAAGACCACAGATTATAGCTGGAGGTTTTATTGCACTTTATTTTATTATCAGAATTTTAATTAATATTTAATCACTAAACAACAGAAATTATGAACAAGAATTTAGCACAAGTTATTGCATTAGGTTTAGACCTAGAGAAGTTTTGGAGAATGGATATATCTTTATGGGATATACAATTAAGAGCAGACTACACAGAAGAGATTCACGCTTATGTGCTTCTTAAAGGTTTTGAGCAGTATGATTATATTTATGCAGAAAATCCAAATGAGTTTGAATTTAAAATAGATAATTGTAGAATTTTATTAAGCAAAAATGTATGAAAAAGTTTGAATTAAAAAGTTTGCAGACTAACTTCCCTAACGTAAAAATTAGGGAAAGTTACGATGCAGTAGACGTTATTAGACAGTTTTATGGAGACGACATAGAAATATACGAAAGTTGTTTTATTCTGCTATTAAACAATGCAAATATGACTATTGGTTATGCAAAGATTAGTCAAGGTGGAATTACTGGTACAGTAGTCGATGTTAGAATAATTGCAAAGTATGCAGTTGAGTCTTTAGCTACTAGTGTAATTATTGCACATAATCATCCGAGTGGAAATACAAAGCAAAGTGAAGCAGACGAACAAGTAAGTAAGAAAGTTAGAGAAGCATTAAAGTTGTTCGATATATTTTTATTAGACCACATTATTCTAACTAAAGACGATTATTCAATAGTAAATTTTTAATTATGAATTTTGAGGACTATAAACTAATTTATGAACAAATGGTAGAAGTATTTAAAAGAGATAAGGAACTTACTCACATAGAAGTTACCTTTCACATCCAGCCAGTGCAAACAGAAAAAAAAGTAGCAAAAATTAACATAAAAACATTTAAAGATGGTAAATAAAAATAAACCAAACGATAGTATAGAATTTAGAGGGATAGAATTTGAATTTAATTATATTTATACTGCTGGTAGGTCAGCAACTTGGGAAGAGCCAGAAGAGTGGGAAGAGTGGGAAATTTACAACATTTGCATAAATGGAGTAGATGCCGAATATCTTATAGAAGATATGCGAGAAGAGTTTGACAGAGAAGTAATAACCTATTTTGAAAACAAAGATTAAAGAATTTACAAACCTTAAATTAAAATTAGAATTATGAAAAATTTACACACATTACCAACAGATAAACCAAGTAGGATTTACTTAATTAAATCAAATAAAAAATTAGGTATTACTTCTGACAATCCAGAGTTTACAGAAAACTTTGGTGGTGGAACACAAAACCAAAACATCTACATCACTTCTGATGAAGAAATTAAAGAAGGAGATTATGTATTTCAAATTAATTTTGAAAAGACAAATACTCAAGTAATAAAATGTGAAACTGAATTTCAAACAGAAATAGCAAATGATAAAGATGGTAGCTATACTAAAAACAAAATCATCTTAACAACAGACCAAGACCTTATCAAAGATGGTGTACAAGCTATTGATAATGAATTTTTAGAATGGTTTGTTAAGAATCCAAGTTGTGAGGAAGTTGAAACTAAATTAGTTGAACAAAGATGTCATTTAACTTTAAATGATTGGGTTGATGAAGATAAAAATGGAAAGTTTCCTATATCTATTGCAGGAGCATTTCGTTATAGAAAGATATACAAAATCATTATTCCACAAGAAGAACCTAAACAAGAAACACTTGAAGAAGTAAAAGATTTAGCTTATTACAAAGCTAACGCAGAACAAGATTATTTACAAGTGCCAATTAGTGTATTAAGATACATTTCTCAACTTGAACAAGGTTATAGTGAGGAAGAAGTTTTAGCGTTTGGAAAATCTTGTTTTTACAAAGGGTTTGAAAAATCAGAAAAAGATGATGCTAATTGTTACACTGCATTTAGAGAAGAAATAGGTGGTTTAATTGAACAATTTAAAAACAAATAAGATGAAACAAACAGACAAAAACTTTTTTGATGC